AAACTGGAGATTGAAGGATAAGTTTGATATTAAAGAATTTATAGTCATTAAACAAAAATTAGGCTTATGATTAAGTTAGAAATAACTCCAGAGGAACTACAAAGAGCCAAAGAAATGTATCAGTTTAATGCTCTTAAAAACTCCGTTACAGAAGGCAAGTCTAATATCTATGGGGCAATAGGAGAAGTAATGGTTTTTGATTACTTTAAAGATACATTTGATGTTAAGCTTGAAAATACATTTGATTATGATTTACTAATCAACGGCAAAAGAATAGAGATAAAGACCAAAAAAGCTTCCAATCTACCAATAAGTGAAGATTATAATGTAAACATATTTGCTACAAGTATGAAGCAGATGTGCGACTATTACTTCTTTACCATAGTAACAGATGATTTCAAACTATGTTATTTACTTGGGTATTTAAGGAGGTTTGATTTCTATAAAATTGCTACCTTTGCAAAGAAAGGACAACCAGATGGCCCTAACTTTAATTTTAGAGCAGATAGTTACTCCGTAAAAATAAAAGACTTAATTAAATTCCAATGATGACAATAATATTTTTAATACTCGCAGCATTCTGCAATGCAGTTATGGATGTGCTATCAACAAGGTACTATGTTTCTATATTTGGAAACTTTAAGAACAAACAATTTTGGGACTGGAACATCAGTTGGAGAAACAAATGGCAATGGGGCGATAAAGCCAATGGAGAAAAGTTTTTTCTATCAAGCTCTATGCTATCATTTATGACCGATGGGTGGCATTTAGCTAAGGCTTTGATGATAGTGTTCATTTCATCAGCGATAGTCTGTTATAAGCCCTTATTTGGCTTAATAGACCTAATCTTATTTAATTGTATCTGGGGGATAACCTTTGAATTGTTTTATAGTAAGCTATTGATTAAAAAAATAGAGTAAAAATTGCTATATTTGGGTATGGCAAAAGCAGTATCAAAAGCAATTAAAGTAAACTTCGGTAAAAGAAAAGGTGGCAAGGCCTCTAAAGCGAAGAATAAACAAAAAAAGAAATACAATAGACAAGGAAGATAATGGCTAAACAAGTTAATAAATCTACTCTAAAGTGTAATGTTCCTAAAAAAACACCATCGCATCCTACAAAATCACACATTGTAAAGGCTTGTGATAATGGTATGGAGAAGATTATTAGATTTGGCCAACAAGGTGTAAGTGGTTCTCCATTTAAAAAAGGAGAATCAGAAGAAGATAAAAAACGCAGAGCAGCATTTAGAGCCAGACACGCAAAGAACATTGCAAAAGGTAAGTTCTCCGCAGCCTTCTGGAGTAATAAAGTGAAATGGTAATTAAAAATTTCTGTTGTCTATTTAAAAAACCTTGGGATAAATCTAAAAAACTACGGAGTATAAAAATATCCAAAAACCCTCGGACTGGATTTTGATTAAAAAATTTCGGAGGGGGTATTTTAACCCTAAATTCGATTGCTAAATTCTTTAGCACGATTACTAAAACTTTTAGCAAATGTACTCAAAATAGTACACTTGACCTAAATTTAGGACATTGCTAATATTTTTAGCAAAATTACTCAAACTTTTAGCATTCAATTAAAATTACTAAAACTTTTAGCATTTTATTTTATTGGCCATAACCAGAAAATAAATTAATGCAGTTTTTTAGTATTTAATAGTTTAAATTTTGGCTAAAATTGCCTTTTTTGGCTTTATTTTAGCTTTCAATTATTCGGCAAAGGTATAAACATTTTGCAAATAAAAGAATAGATATAAAAGTTTTTCTAATTTAGAATGAATATAAATTGCAAATAAATTTGCATACAATATAAAACAGCTTTATACTTGTATCAACAAACCAAATATAAAACCCTTTAAAACTAACAAAATGAACAAGCTCAAAACAAACCCACAAAACCAGTACACCCAAAACGAAGTAGAACAAATTAAAGAAGTAAACGAAATACTAAAAGACTTCGCTGCTTTTATCGTTTTAATGCTCATAACCGTTTTAGGTCTTATGTTTCTTTGCACAATTAACTAAATTAATTTAAACCCCTTAAAACCCCTTAAAAATGAAAAAAGTTTTAAACGCCGACAATGTAGCCCATACATGGGCACACCAGCAACAAAATGAAGCCTACACACCAAATAGAAGCTTTTATTTTTATGGCCCTACAATCTATTCGTATGGTTCGCATTTTCCAATAGCAAAACACGCTACAAACAGCAAAGGCGAAAATAAAATTTTATTTACTACCCGTAAATATAGCAATACAACAGCAAAGCATATAAACAAGGTATGGAGCTCTATACCAAATAGAGAAAATTTAATTTTTTGTTATAACCCATGCGAAACAGTAAACGATAATTTAACTTATTGGAATAGGGAAATAGATTCTATTTATAGGGCCTTAGCAAAGGCTAAAAAGCCTTCAAAATATCTTTTTGAACTTACCCACCTAAAAGCTCAAATTTTAGAATATTGCAATTTTATGGAGGTAGAAATACCACAAGCAATAAGCCTAAAATTGGATATAACCAGTAAAGCCGAAATTGTAGAAATTGTAGAAAAAGAAAAAGCTATAAAAGCCGAAATAGAAGCAAAGAAAGAGAAAGAAAAAGAAAAATATAATAAAGAACAAATAAAGAAATTTAGAAATTTTGAGCGTTACAGTCCTTTAATTAATTTTTCTTGTTTACGCTATAATGAAGCTACTCAGCGAATAGAAACCAGCCAAAGGATAGAAATACCCGTAAACCTTGCAAAAGTCTTTTATAGGGCAATTAAAACAGCTTTAAATACTAAGGAATTAAATACCGAAATTTTGGATAATCTTAAAATCTTAGATTATAAAGTTAAGAACCTACAAAAGGAATTTATAGAAATTGGCTGTCATAAAATAGAAATGAAAGAAATAAATAAAATCGCTAAAAGCCTAAATTTCTAAGCCATGACCCAAAAACAAAACAAAATAAGGAAAACGCTTTTTCATTATCTTAATAGCTCGATATATTTTACAATAGATATACTTAGCCCCTATAAAACGGACAAAGGCGAAATAGCGTATTTTCTAAATGATAGCTTTACAGCTTACGAAACCGAAAAAGAGCTATTGAAAGCTATAAAAGGCGAACACCCACACATTGAAGCAATAACAGTTAAACAATTTTAAACCCTCTAAAACCCTTTAAAATGTACCAAAATTATATATTTTTTCTATTTTGCGAATTAGCAAGAATTAAAAGCAAAGAACTAACACAAGAGCCATACGATGTACAATTTCCACTATTTGTCGATTTGTTTAATGAATATAGACAAAGCCCCCAAAGCGAACAAAATAAAAGCGAATACGACTGTATTGTAGACTTTTTAAACGACAAAGAGCTTGAAAGAAAATTAATAATAAATGATATAAATACAATCATATCGGAACAATTACCTTTATTGCATTATGATAATAAAATACTTTATATTATAAAAGAAGCTTTAAACACATACAACAAAACAAAATAAATTTAAACCCCTTAAACCCCTTAACCATGGAATTAATAGTAACACCAGTTTATGAGCTTAACGAACTAAGCGAACCAGCACAAAATAATGCACACGAAGCCTTTATATATAGCCACGAATACGACTACGAAATAATAGATATAAAAAAAACATTAAACGCCTTTTGTGATATATTCGATATCAAATGGAAAAATTTTGATTTTAGCGAACATTGCTACATTGATTATGTTATAAATTTGGATGAAAATATATTAAACCTTAAAGGCAAAAGATTAATTTCGTATTTATGGAATAACTACCAAAACGACCTATTTAAAGGCAAATATTTAAAATCTAAAAGCTTTGAAGCTATTCCAGCAACAAAACACAAATACCAGCATTTTAGGCAAGGTGCAAAATCTTTAAACCCTTATTTTTGGTGCACATATAGAAGCAATATAAACTTAGAAAATGAAGCAGTATTAACGAGTACTTATTTAGATATGGATATTTTAGAGCCTATTTATAAAATACTAAAAGAATACGAACCGAATACAACATTTGAGGAGCTTATGGATAAATGTTTAAATAACTTTTTAAGCCAATGCAATATAAACTACGAATACTATTATAGTTTTGATAACTTCGCCGAAATTAGCGAAATAAACGAATATAGGTACAACGAACAAGGTAAATTAATTTAACCCCTAAACCCTTACAAAATGAAAATTAAAACAATAGACATACAAGCAAATGAATATTTTGACAAAGTAAACGGAAATAGCTATTTTAACGCTAATATATATTTGAACTACGATAGCCCGAATAGGGTTAAAATTCATATACCCTTTGAATACGGTTATAATAGCCAATATATATATAGAGCAACAAACAAGCTAATTGAATTAAACTATATCAATACCGAACAACCTTTGTGGCAATATTGTAGAGATAACAATATAACACTAAGAACAAACAAACAAGAAGGTTTTAAACAAAGGGAATTAAAACAGCAAGATAAAGACTTAATTGCTTTAACCCTATAACACCAGCTTAACAAAACAAACTAAGCTAAGAGCCTTACATTAATTTGTAAGGTCTTTTTTTTGGTCTAAACTTTGTACCTTTGCAATCGTAAATAACGAATGTAAACGCAACAATATGACAAAATTTAAACAAGGGAATTCGGGCCGACCCAAAGGAGCAATAGGAAAGCTCAATAAAACAGTTAAAGAAACCGTATTAAACACATTTAACCAGCTACAAAACGACCCGAAACACAATCTGGAGGCCTTTGCCCGTAAACATCCAAGGGAATTTTATTTGATAGCAAGTAAATTGATACCAACTGAAATGATAGGTACAACGGAAACAATTATAAAAGTAACCATACCAGAAGAAAGACAAATTGAGGAGCAAAATATCATAAGAATATAGCTAAATATATTAGTATTTAAAACTTTGCCCTAAATTTAGGGCATTTTTTTTGGCCAATGCAAAGAAAAAAAACCTTTACGCCCTCGACAAAACAAGATAAAAAAACTATTATAAGCCTATATTGCAGTAAAAAACACCAAAAAAGGCTAAAAAAACAGTAAAAAAACCTCTGTTCAGAAATGCGGACACACGAGTTAAAGAATACCCCCCAAAATGAGTTTTCCCCAAATTGGTTTTTTTATCAACCCCAAATTTTTTTTTCTGCCCAAATTGGTTTATTTCAGACCTTCTGTAAGAACTTAGCACCTTGAGTGGTATAAGCACCTAACTTTTAGTTAAAGTGTCTTATATCGCTTTATTTTAAGTCAAATGAGATTAAGGGCTACTTGAAATTTTTTTTTCTGTGAAAAAGGTCGTTCTGAAATTTTTTTTTCTCCTAAAATTGGGTTTTGTCTTATAGGTGGAAATAGCATAAGTTAATAATGGTAAGTATTGTATGGATATAAATGTCCAGTCTTTTAACGAATAAACTGGACTTGTACGGTTTTATGTAGATACTTAAAAGCATACTTTGTAGCTCAAAAGTGAGCCGTATTGATACGCATTTACACGAATAATGAGCTTCAAGTGCATGAAACTTTACTAAAACTTCATTCAATAATTCCCAAATTGGGAACTTTAGTAAATTTAGTAAAACTTTAGTAAAAGTTTAGTAGGGTTTTAGTAGGGTTGCTTACGGGTTTTGTAAGGGTTTAGTATTACTAACGCAAAAGGTTAGTAAAGATGAGGTATGACCGAATTGACACTTAATATATAAAGTCAAAAAGGACACTATTAAATGTTGGGGACTTCTTGGGGAATGTTAGGGACTTTTCCCCTCTATACGATTTAGGATTGTTTTGGATGTCCAAAATCTTCCAAAATTTTTCTCTTTTAGTTGTTTGTTATAGTAATTTGTAGTAATATTGCATTATGGCAGAATTAAGTGTTGAATTTCCCAGAGTTAGCCAAATGGTTAATAAGAAGTTTGAGAGCATTTGGTATAATGAAGATAGATACTTGTTACTTTATGGTTCAAGGGGTTCTTCCAAGTCTAACTTTGCTGCTAAGAAAAAAGTATTCCAATGTTTGACTTTTCCTTACTTTAGGGATATTATGATTCGTGAGAGTTATAACACTATTAAGGATAGTCAGTTCCAAACTATTAAAGACATTATCTACGAATGGGGATTAGAAAGCCTTTTCCACTTTAAAGAGAACCCTTTAGAGATTCATTGTAAGAACGGTAATATCTTTTATGCTCGTGGTTGCGATGATGTAGATAAAATCAAGTCTATTAAAGACCCTTCTGGTGCTTGGTATGAAGAAGCAAATAATATCTCTCAAGAGGACTTCTTAACAATCACTACTTCTATTAGAACTTCTAAAGCTCCCTACCTTCAAGAGATAATGACACTTAACCCAGAATGCAAAGGAGATTATCACGACTTTTGGGTCTATAAGATGTTTTTTGAGCCTTTAGGAGGAGAAATGGAAGGCAGAGGGAGTTTAGACATCCAATTAAGCGAGTTTGAAACATTAAGAACACCTTATACGGTTCATCACTCTACTTACAAAGATAATCGCCATGTTGGTAAAGCATTTATGGCTCAATTAGAGCAATTAGCAAATATTGACCCTTATTACTATCAAGTTTATGCTTTAGGGCAATGGGGAGAGAAGAAAGCTCAAAATCCATTCTTTAGTGCTTACGATAAAAACAAGCATACCAGCGATGAACCTAAATACGATTATAGAAAACCACTTTACATATCTATTGACTTTAACTTAAATCCTTTCTCGGTTTCTTTCTATCATCTTTGGAGAGATGCTCACGGAGAACACTTACATTGCTTTGATGAAATGGAGATTTATGGTGGTTCGATACCAGAACTTGCCGATAGAATTAACCAAAAGTACGGAAGAAGCTTACCGATGTGTAAAATAACTGGGGATGCTATGGGTAATAGAGGAGATATATCACAAAGGGATAATGCTTCGCTTTACTTACAACTTGTTAGGCTTTTAAAAGGAGTTAGGGTTACCCAACTTTATACACCAGCCAATCCTACTCACGAGAATAGTAGGGCCGATTGTAATTACTTTCTTTATCACTTTGATGACTTTAAGGTAAGCACAACGAGTTGTAAGGGTATGATTCGAGATTTAGCCAATATGCAAGTGGATTCATTTAACTCTATTATTAAGAAGAATCGTAAAGATGTGAACCAAAGAGCCGATTTTGGGGATAACTTTAGATATATGGTAAATACCTTTATGTTTGACTGGATTAAAAGACATTCAAAAGGAAGTAGTAGGATATATAAAAAATAATTATCTTTGTAGTATGGAATGTATAAATTGCACAAGAACAAAACCAGTATTAAGCTGTGTAACTAATTTAAGAATTGGTACTTTAGCTAACTCAACTGCGTATTATGTTTATTTTAGAAATAGCTCAAGTGGTAAATTCAATAGATTAAGTTCAACTACAAATGGTAGTGGCTTATTAACGGCTGTACTTGATTTTGACCCATTAGCTAACTCTCAATATGAAGTTTGGGTAACTTTACAAACTGCCGAAGATATAGAAGCTAAAGAAGCCATTAATATTGGTACTATTGAAGCTACTTGTCTTTTTATCCAATTCCAAAGAGTTTATAATAGTGCAAACACTTCAATAACTGCAACTAATCAAACATTAGCCTTAGCATAATGATTTACATATCTGTGATTATATCACTTGTAACTTGCTCAATAGCGATTATGAGTGATTACAAAGTAGGAGAGCCTAAAAGGTTTCAGATGCTTTTATATTGGCTTAAAAAGCCTATCATTGACTTTAGAGAACGAATAGAACATATATCTACTTTAAAGAAAAGAGATGCAAGAGAATATTATTCAAATGCTATCAATTCTTTACAAGACAATGATGTAAGGAACTCTAAAGTAAAATATTATATGGACTTACAAGATAACAAGATGCAAGAAATTGAATCTTGGAAAGAAAATAAGCTTAATTATGAGTTTTACCTTAAACCAATCATTCTTTGTGTTTATTGTATGCCATCTTTCTGGGGTTCTATTATTTATGTGAGCTTAAACGGATTTACCAATCCAGTAGAGTGGATTTTATGTTGCACAATGAGTGTATTTATAAACGCATTTATCTGGGACTTATATACTAAACTAAACTAAAATGATTATTGCCAAAAACTTAGAATCTGTTTACAAAAACAACAAAGAAGAACTTTTAAAACTTGTAGCCAAAGACCAAAACAAACCAATAGGGTTTGATGAGTTAGAATACTCGTTTGTGGACTTACAAGGCAAAAAGTATTATTCATTCCCAGAAGCAACTGCTTTGCCTATCGAAAGATTGGCTAAAATGGAAGAATATAAGGTTTATATGTCAAGTGGGCTTCATAATCAAGCTATCACAGAGATAACAGATTATATGCAATCTATCTTAGAGAAGATTGTAAACTCTGGTATTGACAACGAGGTTAAAAAGAACTCCTCGAAGAATATTGGGGATTTAGGAATGTTGATTAGAGAGTTAAAGGAAAGACAAAAGACCTTTATTCCTATTGAGATATATTATGCGTTCTTAGCTATCCAATTAGTAAGAGAGGATGAGAACCCACATATCTTTAACAACAGCGTTCACAACTCTAAAATCGCTGCTCTGATGGACTTGAATGAACAGAATGGTGGATTTTTTTTTGGCCAAAAGGAATCGAAACAGCTTCAAAGTTGGTTGAATATGTCGGAAACAGAATGGAGCGAATATTGGGAGAACTCAATGGAGTACCACAGAATAAAACTAAAGGCATTAGAAACTTATTTATCAACCAAGTAGTCATTGCTATGCGTGATGACAGAGAGCAGCTTCTGATGCGACTTTCTGATGGAGATAAAGTGCAGTATGATTCCTTAAAGAAGGCCAATGTAAGGGAATTTTTGAATAAATTTGCTATATTTGTAGATGAGTTAAAAGTGCCAAAGTAACAAGGCAAATAATGAGTTACCTTTAATAAGATACCATTATGGCACAAGTAATAGAAACCGTATTTTCAATTAGAACCGAGGAAAGCGTAGCTAACCTTAATGAAGTTGTTAGTGCTTTAGGCAAAACAGAAGCAGCTGGTAAAAAGGCAGCAAAAGGAGTTTCTGATGAAATGGAAAAGATTCCATCAGCAACTAAAAAGGCAGTATCTGGATTTAACGGTCTATCAAATTCAATCAATCAAGTTTCAAGGGAATTACCAGCTTTTGCGTTTTCAGCTCAAACTGGATTCTTAGCTATATCAAATAACTTACCTATTCTTGCAGATGAGATTACAAATCTTAGAAAAGCCAATGAAGCACTTGCAGCTCAAGGCAAATCTACTATTCCAGTATGGCAACAAGTTGCTACATCTTTATTTTCTTGGCAAACCGCTTTATCATTAGGCATTTCATTAATGGTTATTTATGGGAAAGAATTAGGAGCTTTTTTTAGTTCTTTACTTAAAGGTTCTGGTGTTATATCTGAAGCTGAATTAAAATTAAAAGGTTTAAATGAAGCATATAAAAGCCCAGAACTTAAAACTAATATTACAGCTTTAAATACTTTAACAGTTAGATTATACGAAGCAAGAAAAGGATATATAGATAAAAACGACATAATTAAAGAGTATAATGAGCTATTAGGTGTATCTTTTGGAAAAGTAAACTCTTTAAATGAAGTTGAAGCTGGGTTAATTGCAAATACTCCAGCTTATATTACAGCTATGGTTCAAAGAACTGCTGGATTAAAATTAGCACAAGATGCTGCTTTATTAGCTATTGAATTAGAAGAAGAAAAAGCAGATGTATTAGAAGAAAATACATATTTAAGTGCTAAAGACTTAGAATTATTAATTAAAAGGAATGCTCCAATA